GTGAAAGTAGCCACCCCGTCCGTAGCATCTGTTCCATCAATTGGAATAGCTTGTTCACCGCCACCAGAAAGATTCTCTGCGGTACAAACGCTTGCGGCATCGGCGGCATTGGTGTCCGCTTCGATGAATTTAGCCTTTACGTCTGATCCAGCCATGAGCCGTCTCCTTATGCGATTGTAGCAATCGGTGAAGTCAGAGTTTCTGCTTTCCAAGTTGAATTTGTACCGTCGTCAGAAATACAAGTCAGCTTGACGCGGGAATTAACAACTGTGCTATTGACAAGGGTCAAAGTATCACCAGCAACGTCTGAAGCAGGATTAGCTGCAACGCCGCCCAGAACAGTTAACGCACCAAAGAAGTTAGAAACACCGGCTCCTGGAAGAACAAATGTTACTGTCTTCGCGGCACCAACTGCTGTGGTGACAAAAAACTCGTAAGTTGTCCCGACGTTTGCGGTGCTGAGAGCAGGCATGTTAACGACAATGTCGTCTGTCCCATCAACCTCAAAGATTGTTCCAGACTGCGCTGTTGTCAAAGTTGTTGTAACCGCCGCACCAGTATTAAGCGTTGCGTTATCTACAGTTACACGGAAATTTGGACGAGTGTCATAAGTTGCATCTACAGTGATCGCACCAGTAGTGGCATCTTTAGTGACTGATTGAAATCCGTTTTCGGAGCGGACTGGACCGCTGAAAGTTGTGTTCGCCATGAGAATCTCCTGTCGTGGCTAGGGTCAAATACGGTATGTATTTGTCAGAAGTTTGTATGAGTATACATATAAAAAAGAAGGGCGCATAGCGCCCTTTAATGGGGTCATGTCGAATGAGGGAATACTCGACTGTTTTATATAAGCACAATAAAAAAGGGGGCACAAGGCCCCCTCTTCTTTGTAGTTTTTAAACTACTTACGCAGCACCGGGCGAACCGAAGATACAACGTGGATCCGAGAATCCGAAGCTGTAACGCTCGCGAGCCTTGAAGCGCATGTTGCCTGTATCGAAGTCGGCTTCCATGTTCGTAGACAATGGAGTCCGCTCGAAGTGGACGAATCCACGAGGCGCGTCTGTCAACACGAAGAACGCATCTGGATCTGTCAGGAAGTCGTTGACAGCATAGCCGTCAGGCAACATACCCATAGAACGGATAGCGTTTACATCGTTGTCTGCAGTTCCAACACGGAGGTTAGAAACCATCAGACGCTCTGCAACGAACTGAAGCTGACGTGGAATCACGAGCTTAGTTCCGCGCAATGCAACCTTCAAACCACGCTCATCGACGAAGCCAGCAATGCTGATCAATGCGTCTTCGAGTGAAGTTTCGTTAAGGTCGGCAGCAGTTGTAGGTTCGTTAGCAAACGTACCACCACTTACGAGTGGGTGGTCTGTTGCCATCAAAGCCTTGCCGTCACCGCCAGCATTTGCGCCAGCAGAGAATCCGTTATTCAGGATAGAGGCAGCTTTGACCTGCTTAGTGTGAGCCATTGAACGAGCAAGAGCACGAGTGTAGCGAGAGCCAAGACGATCATAAAGATTGTCTTCAATCGCTTCTTCAGTGATCGAGAATGCAAGTGCAATAGTCTCGTGGTTATAACGTGCAGTGTACGCTTCTTGTGCATCATCAAAGTTGACGGAAGTTCCTTCAGACTTTGTTGGTGCAGCGCCGAAGCCTGACAACATTACTTCTTCTTCAAACGCACGGTCTGAAGATTCAGTAGTGAAGATCTCTGCATGTTGGTTTTCATACCGAGCATACTCCATGCCAAAGAGGGCATTGAGTCCCGGCTCCAGTTCTTTCGCTAGTTGAGCGCGAGAAATAGCCATGTCCTAATCCCCTTAGTCAATCGCCGTTAAGCCGGTTGTAGAAACAGTACCCGCAGCAATTGAGCCATTGGCCGCATTGAAGTGGTTGTTCAAACGAACAATCATTGGGATACCAGTCGCAGTGAAGTCGCTGTTTTCAACGTCTTCTTGAATGCCCACGATACGGAACAAGTGAGCTGCCGTAGCTGCCACAGTCGTCAGGTCAAGTGTCATTGCTGACTGACCAGTCGTGTCATCACCAGTTGTTGCTGTTGCAGGATCTGCGTTCGCGAAACGAGTAGCGAAATAGTTCGCTTCTGTTAACGCGTCGTCAGCGCCAATAGTTGCACCAGCAGACGAGATTACAAACAACTGCATTGGATCGTCATATACACGAGCCTTTACAGGGAAGTTTGAATCTGCGCCAGAACCTGGCCAGTAGTTTGAAAAAGTCAGTTTACCCGTTACTGAGCTAACGTACTCACATCCTCCGAATACACCGAGAACAGAAACAGTTCCACCAGCTGCCGCACCGACTGCGTCGATAAAGCCTGTGTTTAGAGGGATCACGAGGGCCCCTTGGTAGATCTTGTTTGTGTTGCCTGATGCAATTTCGTAGAAGGTGTATCCGCCGTTGCCAGTAGAGTTAGTGCCCTGACCAAACTTTGAGATCGGCTTTAAGCCGAACGCGCCATTTGTATTCGCCATGAGTTTTTACCTCTTAAAAAATCACTCAGAGTCGCTTTTGCGACCACCAAAACTAACCCGACTTTGCCTGCTTTGATGCATTGGCATTGAAGGGTGTTGTTCTTTCATCATGTCTTGGTCAACAGCAGTCATCTGCTCGCGGGTCCGGGTCCCGTAATACTCGGATCTTTCTTGTGCTGTCTCTACAGGAATCCGGCAAAGCATTAAGCCTCCCTGACCAATAATTCCTGCGTGCTTACCCTCGTCAATGACGGGGTAGTTGTAGTCCGGATATTCTTCCGCTCGGACAGGTTCCCATCCTTCACGCAAACGTGAGTGGACGTTCATCGTATCCTCTTCGTTGCGGATCGAAGTCCGAATCCAACGATGTACATAGCCCTCTGGGGCTGGCGGAGCATCCAACCGACTTGGTGGAGCCCACGGTTTTCTGCGTTCTTCTGTCGAACGTGTTTTCGTTGCGCGTGGCGCACGAGTATTTGCTTCTGTCATCTCAATTCTCCTTATGGCTTAACGTATTTCGCATATTCTTCTAGCGGAACACCAAGCTTTTTAGCTATCGCCACTTGAGAAGGACTGAGCTTGACTGTTCTGCGCCCCGGTTTTGAACGGGAAGCTGAAGTGTCAGCGGAGGCGACCTGCCCACTTCTCCCTTTGTTCTGACCAGCAAAGCGGTTCGGAAACTCCTTACGCAATCTCTGATCAATTTCATTGTAGTACTCATCTGACGAAGGATCAAACCCTTCCTCTTCGACAAGCTTACGATGAATCCCAAACGCGGCATAGGTCATGACTTCATCTTGACCAAACCACTCATTTTTTGACGCCCAATCTTGCGCCTTTGGATCAGGCTCCGCAGGTTGAGGCTGTTGCGCCTGTTGCTGCATAGGCTGCTGATACTGCTGCTCTGGCGCCTGAACTTGGACACGCTGCGCGTCTTGTTCTTGGCGCTGTTTGGCAATGCGGTAACGCTCTTGCTCAATCGCAATTGTGTTTAACTGCTTTTGTGCCTCGAACATCGCATCAACATCACCACGGTCATGCGCGTCGCGGTAAGCTTGTTTAGCTGTCGCTTCTTGTGACTGTAACCGAGTTCCGTATTCGTTTAAATAACCTGTGTCTAAGTTCTGTAAACGGCCTTTTAACTTTTCATTCTCGGTCCGAAGCTGCTGTGCAAATCGCACGGCTTCTTCTCGATCTCGCTCTTCTTTCCGATACTTCTCGGTAAGCTTTTTAATTCGCTTTTGGACGTTCTTGCTGTAATTCTCAAGCTCGTCTCCGGTTTGCTCAGTCTCCTGAGCATCTTGTGAACTCGACGCTTCAACAACAGGACTTTCGCTGGAGTCCTCCTGTTCGGGAAGGTCAACTTCAACCTCTTCTACTTCGTTTTTAGCTTCTTCAGACATTCATCACATCCCCTGGATCTTTAATAGTTGCAATCACTTCATCATCATTGATGATCCGGATTTCTCCGCCATCAATCTTGAAACGAGAGCCCGCGTAACGACCAATACACACCCATTGGCCTTCCTCTACCCAAGGGGCACAGTCATCGCCAAACTTAGCAGGATCTTTATACGCCAAAGGTCCGACTCTAAGGACGTATGCCACAACAGTAGCAAGTTGTTCCTTTTCTCGGATCTGATCTGGAATATATATCCCACCGTCGGTGGTGGTTTTCCCTTGATAAGGCATAACAAGAAGCCGCCAACCTGTTGGTTGAGGTAGTCGTTCCTTTAATGACAGATCAAGTAGGGAGGGATCAAGAACTCGCGCCGACTCTTCAACGTATGCGTTTTCGAGTGATGGCTTGTCCTTGTCTTCTTTTTTGGATGGCGCTTTTTTAACTTCTTCTTCAGCTAAACTAGCGGCGACGTGCTCCGGTACTAGTAAGGAGGTCTTCGACATCGTCTTCACTTTTCTCCAGCAGGGCTTTTATCTCTTCCGTAGCAAAGGTAACACCCTGAAGTTCCCCTACTACACTGCGATACTGTTCAAAGTTCTGAACAGCACCGTTCGCTAATTGATCCCGTAAATCGTTTTCACGGTTTCGTAGCACTTTATACAATGCTTGAGCAAATTGCACAACATCCATTAGAGAATATCTTGTTTGTTGTACATTACATCATCATCTTCAATGGGGCCGCCTTCTTCCCAAGAGTCACATGTGTTTTCTGCTTTACACACGAATTTCAAGAGCTGGCAGTATCCAACATCATCACTTTCAGATCCGATGCACTCCATCATTGATGTTGTTTGGTTGTAATACTCACAGTTGCCGCAAACCTCAGTCAAACGAAAAGCCACGCCCTCGTTTGGACCGCGGTAGTTTGCCTCCTCAACCGCTTTCTCTTTGTTCATCTCGTTGACTTCTGGATCTTGAGTTGAGATAGGGCAAGTCATGCCCTCTTCGTTTTCTTCCATCTTGTCAACAGGCATACCGCCTAATGAGATTGTTAAGGTAATACCGCTCATTAGTATGTACCGCTGAATTTTCTTCCGCTTAACTGGACACAGCCGCCGTTTTTGTAGCTATATGCATCTTCAGAGGCAGCAGTTTCTTCTGTTTTCTTTTTCTTTTTCCCGCCAGATAAATACTTACTAGCAAACTCTTCGTCTTTCCGGCGCTCTTCTGCTTCCTTCTTT